TAAATCCTTTAATCCAGCAACTTGTACTGGTTCAAATTGAGGTGGCTCTTCAGCGCTAGGAAAGGAATCTTCAGTTGCCGATATTTTCATAGGCAACTCAGCAACATCTTTTTCAGCAGAGTCTAGCTCATCTAACCGCTCGTTTAGTGGCTTTATAGACATTATTTATTATCCTCTTGTTGCATTGCAGCGCCAGCTCCACCTACAGCAAATAATGGTTGACCTTTGGTTAAAACAGATTCTTTCATTTTAGGGGTAACGTCAATGTATTGGATTTGAACAGAACCATCTCTAGGAGAAATAAACATATTCATTTGACTTGTTTTAGCATCCCACTTCTTAGCGTACTTATTTAAGAACTTAGGAAGGATGTCATCGTAAAAACCTTTCATGCCTTCGCCACCAACTTGGAGGTCAACTCCTGATAACTCTTTAACTCCACCCTTTTCACCCCTAAATCCTTCTGCTACATTGCCTTCGCCATTAGCAATCTTTTTAGCAATATCTTTTCCAACTAAGTTTTCAATATCGTCAACAGTTTTGCCGTACTCTGTCATTACACTATTACCATCTTTAATGGCAGAAATTTCAAACTTACCAGTTCCATCTGGCCTATAAGCAATCGTATCAACTTGTTTGCTCAAATCATAACGCTCTGCCTGAGTCTTGCCAGTAGTAAACGCTATGCGGTCATAGCCACCCTCTGATGCAAGTTGGATAGCGCGTTTGAGGGCAAGTTCATGCCATGTGGTTTTGAATGGGGCATCTGGTACACCAGACTTTGTAGCATTTGCAATACTAATAGCCTCTTGAATTGCTCTTTCTGGGGATAAACCACCGCCAGCCCTAGTAACCAACTCTCCAGTTTTCTTATTAAATACTTCGTAATATCCTGGATAGTTATCTGGGTTTGCGCCTTCTGGTACATTAGGAGGAATAAACTCAGCTCTTACATCTTCTGGTTTTAAGTCTGGCTGTTTGTATCCTTGCTTGCGCCCAGTTTGATGCCAATCTGATTGGATCTCCTCAATAAAAAGAACCTTTTTACCATCAGCATCTATGCGGTCATTGACTCGCATATGAGCAATGCGATTTATATCTGCCTCTCCGTCAGCGCTATGCGCTCGTGGCACAATATATTCATCTTTGTTTTTTCTACTAGCATATGCAATATCAGCCTGACTTAATTTAGCATCAGGGCTTGCTCCCAAAATAATCCTAGCCTCATCTTCTGTTACTGTTTTGGTTGGCAATGTCATAAAGATTTCTCGATAGTTCGTGCCGCCAGGTAGTTGGTATCTTGAAAACTTAGTGCCACCAGCATCAGGCCCAATTAATTCAGATAAAACTCTATCTTCCCAGTTATCGGTATCTTCTAAGTTTGGGAACTTTTTGGTTAAGGCTTGATATGCATCATAGTCATTTGCTAATGTAACCCTCATTCCGCTATAACCATTTGACTGATTTTCTTTAAGAACCTTTAAAACTTCTGGTAATGCGTATTCACTTTTTTCGTTTAATTTGATATCGCCAAGCTGAACCTCTTTAACTTCTACGCGATTTTTATCTAGGTACTCTTGAACCTCAGCCTTGGTAACTGTTTTCTTAGACTTTAAGAAATCATCTAATCCTGTCCATTTAATCTCATCTGGCTTAACACCTGGGGTTTTTTCAATCTGCTTTAAGAATTGGTCTCCAGTACCTTTGGGTTGCTGGATAGCATCTACAGCCTCTTTAGCTGCTGAATAGAATCCAAGCTCACTAACACCTTCGCCAACCATCTGCGTACTCATGCCTACTGGCATACCCTTGGTAGCTTGTACTGCTTTAGTTGCACCCTTAACTACCTTTGGCACATCCAATAAGCCTGGTGCTGGCAAGAACTCTCCAACCTTCTGTGCTATATCAACTGTCTTTTGGCGCTCTGCTGCATTTGGTGCGCCAGCTGGTATAACTGGTGGCAATATATTGCTTTGCAAAACCTCTTCAGAAGTTGGGAACATACGCTTTCCCATTACGGCCTCTGCGCCTTCTTGGTTAATCATGTCAACGATAGAGCGGATGTCTCCAGGCAAACCAATTGCAGCGCCTGTAGCGCCTCGTAAAGCGCCAGCCAATGTGTCTAATAAAGCAATTGCTGGTTTATCCAATCCACCAGCTTTTGCGGATTGTTGAGGAGTAATGCTAGCTCTGCCAAGACGAACCCCAGTTTGTGGAACGTCAGACGTTATTGGCCCAGCAGCCAACATGGTATCTTCCATAGGCTGCTCTTCCTCAATTGGCAACTGATAGCTATGTCTAATTAAATCTGCAAAACGATCCTCAATCATTACTGATCCTTATCCCTTTTTAATTTAGACTGCATATCAAGCAAGATTTCTATTTCTCTTTTACCAAGGTCTTTTAAATCTTCTTTTGTATAAATTCTATGTTCCTCAAATTTAATTCTTTGTCTTTCTAATCTATCTTTAAAATCTTTTAATTCAAGTTCATATTTTTTATGTTCTTCTGTAGCATTATCTTTTTTAACAAGTTCTATCATTACTTGCATTGGATCAAATGGTTTGCCAGTTTGCAATGCCTCATATTTTTGTAAACGCAACTGCCCTTGCAGTCTTTCGTTTCTTCCTTTTTCATATCCAAATCCAAACGTCATTTCTCCTGGTGCGCCAACGGCAGACCTTCCATAAGTTGATGCATCCCTCATTTGTGGATCTGGATTTCGAGCTTGTTGTTTAAGTTTGTTTGCTTGAGACCAACTCATCTTTCCTTTTTCGGCAAGATTATTTATTTCATTTTCTCCAAGCAATCCACGTTGAGTCATTGATTCATAATTACCAAATTCTTTTGGTGCAGCTCCAGCGCCTTCTCCAGAAAGCAATGCTTTCATTTGGCTATCTGGAAGAGTTACGTTTAATGCTTTTATTTTACGAAAAGCATCTTGGCTGCCTATTTTTCCACTATAAGCATCTTCTAAAATTTGATTTACTTGATCCTGATTTACAGCGAGAGCCAAACTATTTGTTTTATTATTTGCCTCAATAATGTTGCCAGTTTTTTCTAACCATTGAGTTTTTAATTTATCAATGTTTACTTTTTTCATTACCTCAGACAGCTTTCCATAATCTTTATTAATTAATTTTCTATACCCATCTATTTCAGTTGGTGCAAAATCTTTACTAATCGCATATTCAATAATTGCATTAAGTTTAATTTTTTCAAAGTCTTGTGCTTTTTCTGTTACAAACCCTGGTTTGTTTACAGAGCCAGCAACTGAAAGCACCTTTTCAAATTCGGCATTTATTAACGCTTGCAACTCTACTGGGTCAGATACTGTTTTAATATGGTTTGCAAGGGTTACTGGTGTTGATGCCAAATGCTCTGTTACAAGCGCTGCCCTTTGTTCAACAAAAGTATTTTCAAACTTTTTTGCAGCAGTAGCAATAAGAGAACTTCCAACCATAGATATGGATGCTCTGAACCTAGAGCCTTCTTCAGCATCTACAGCGCTAATTGCTCTAGCGTATCCATTAGTTAAGGATTTTGTTTCTTGCTGAATTTGGTCAAGAGTGTATCCCTCTTTTTCTGACTTAATACTTAACTCTGCTAGTTTTTGTCTTCCAATTGATTCAAGTTCAGTTCTTAATTGAATGGCTTGAACCTTTCTGGCTGCATCGCCAAAGACTGTGCCAGGCTTTGCAAACAACTTTTGTAAAGCGTCTGGGTCATCCTTTGCGGCCAACACTTGTTCTGGGGTTGGTGCATTTTCTGGCGCCCATTGCATACCTTCACGTCTTGCTTTTTCTTCTGCCTCTTTAAAAGCAAAGCTAGATAAGCGGTCTAATGCAGCGCTAATGCCCTGAGTCATAGCTACAGACTCTTTGATGTTAGCAAAGTCTAGACGTGGTACATCTGCTGGTAAATAGCCAGTTGGTTGGTAGCGTGGAAGTTCTGCCATGATTAGCCTATAGATGTACTTTTATCTGTTACTGGGGCTGGCGCGCTACCAATTTTACTGCTGCCAGCTGCCGCCTGACCTAGTTTGCCAGCAGCCTCAAAATAACCAGCTTGTTCAGCAATCTGTCCAGCACCCTCATAAAGAGTTGCTTGAATTAAACCGCTACGTTTAACCATGTCTGCGTTTTGCAAAGCAAAGGTAAACTCTTTCCCACCGCGAGTATTGTTAACAGACTGTACTAATGCAGCTGATCCTTCAAAACCTTGTGTGCCACCAGCAAATCCACGAGCCACTACAGCTGCGTTAGCTTGGTTGGTACGTCTAAGGATCTCGTTGGCCTGTAGTTCATATTGCACAGCTTTGCGGTCAGACTCAACCTCTGCTTGCTTGGCTTGCATCTGATACATCTTGTTGCGGTCTTGGCCAGCTTTAATTGATCCATATGCGCTAATTGCAATAAGTGCTACTGCGGCTACCATCATAATATTAGGTTCCTTGATGTGTTGCTACTTTGTACTCTAAACCAAGCAATGTCATTTTTAATGGCACGTCTTGCTCAATTGTAATCTTGCCTTCAGTTGTATAACCTAAGAGTCCATACATTGTCTTAATGCCTGTGTACTCGTCAACCGCTTCATCAAGGATGTCACCAAACGCTCTAAATGGCACCTCAATGGTATTAATCTTTATGTGCTGGGTACTGGCCACCAAAGCGTTAACCTCAACAATCCGCTTTTTAAATCCAATGCGTGTGCCTGTCTGTAGCTTTAGGTCTACTGGCATGGTTACCGCTCTTACAGAAATAGGTAAACCAACCTCGTATTTTGTAGCCGATGAGCGTGGGAATGTTACTGTTCCACCACCCGGCACAACTTGGTTAGCCTGTACTGATCCATCAAGAATGACGTTAACTGTTTCTGTAGCTACATGGCTCATGGATACTGATGCAGCAACTCCACCAGTTTTGGCGCAGTCTGTCAGCAAGTCGTTGTCAAATGCCTCTACAAAGTATTGGAACGTGCCATTGACGTTGCGCTTGACTACTACATAGATGGTTGAGATATCTACGCCCACATCTACAAAAGATCCGTCCACAGTAATAAACTCGGATGGAGCGATGACGTTTTGGGCGCGGAGCAATGAAAACACAGCCATCATGCCATCGTCATTGTTTGTAATTAGCAATAAGTCGTTCTCGTCAGTAGCCACAGACCTACGCAAAGCCATACGAGTTGGAGTACGCAAGAGATGGCCAGCAAGTAACGATATCTTCTGCGTGACGTATGTAAGCTGCGTATCAGTATAAGCAAACTCATTTAATGATTTTCCTTGTCGTTGTACAAACAAGGTGCCAGACTCTAATTGTTGAACCCTAACACCTTCTTTAATGCCGTTACGGCTTGCTGTTTTAACAAAGAAATTCGTTGGAGTAATTGGGTCAAGGCCGTTTTGAGGAACATAGAATTCGCCTCCTGTTGTAAATACTTGTAGGTCTCTGCCAGAGATAATGTCAACAATAGCATTAAATGTATTGGTGTCTAGAGTTGCCTCTACCGCATCATCATCCAAGCCTTCAGTAGCATCAAAGTCAAAGAACAATCCAACCTTAGAACCCCATATCGTTGATGGCCGACTTTTTGATCCACCAAAATATAAACGGCCTTCATGGAAAGTTACTGAGCGTGGATAACCTTTGCCAGCACTCCATACATCTTCATATCCGGCCTCAAGTTCCCATGATCCATTAGCAATAGCTGCGGTATTAAAAAATGGAAACTCAGTAATTGCATCAACTACTGTGCCGGATGTGTACCTAACAATTTTGGCTCTGCCTTGTGGAGATGCGTTAATGTATTGGCCAACACTTCCAGCACTAAACACCGAGGAGCTGGCAGTTAATGTAACCTTACCCGATACAGCGGATGGTGTTAGCGTACCAGCTGGATTAGAAAATGTGGCTGTAAAAGCATACTTTGGAATAGAGTCAAAAGTAATTGCTGTGCCTGTCCATGTAGCATCTGTGCCACCGCGCACAATCTTAATTGGATTAATGTCTGGGTGAACCACAATAAGTGTATCGGCAGATTGTGTCCATACAATGTTGGCCAGCCTAGCGCCAGTTAAGCCAAGTGCTGATGTATCTAAATAATCATTACCACCGCCATTAATGGCCGTAATCAAAGCCTTATTCTTAAAGATGTGCATCCGATTATGCGTAAAGCAAAGCATATAGGAATCCGATGTGCTGAACTCAAACTCAACTAATCGGGTTCCGTTGCCAGCAGACTCTGTGCTAGTGTTTGGCAAGGATGAAATGTACTTAGTGCCAGGTCTACGTCTAATGCCACCCTGTGGCTGACACACCACATTAGTAGCCTCTTCTAATGCATTTTGATAGGCAGATAAATCAACCCTTGCCCGGAGCAATGGGTCTAACTCGCCAGTAGAAAAGTTTGTCTGGATAGAGACAAAGCGAGCCATTAATATCTCACCGCAATTAGTGAGAAATCGTTAATAGCGTTTGTTGGCTGTCCTTGGCCATCAATATTCATGGCCTGTCTTAGATAGCCACCTCTGCCATTTTCGGCTGGTGATCCAATAGCAACAGACTGCCAATACTGACTCTTCTCTGTTTGATCTGTGATAGGTAATGCAAGGTGCCAAGTCATCATGTACTTGAGCAGCTGCACAAAATAGCTGGGCATATCGTACTCAGGCACAGCGTATTGATAGTCAATGTAAACTTGTTGATAATCGGTCAGCAGTTTGCTGCCCATAATTCTGTATTCTTTACGAGGTGGGATGCCAACAGCGTTGGTGTCATATATAGCTCTAGGAGAGCCTAGGCGGTCTCCAGGCAGTTGATATTCGTAGCGGTACTCATTGGTAGGGGTTGTCACCAATTGAGCAATAGAGGTCTTTTTAAAGCTAAATGACCAAGGGTAAAGCATTAGGGCTTGATTGCGAATATCCGCATACAAGCGGTCTGCAATAGATGCCTCGTCAGTTCCCTCGTTAAATGAGGAGATAGGCTTTGCGCCTAACATCACGCAAGCATCAGAACATATTGATAATGCGGTATCGCCAGATGCCATTTAAATCTCCAATGTAAGAATGGGCTATCGCCAGTTTTGCCAGCAATAGCCCACCCTGATACTAGATACTATTAGTCAGTATCGGTTGCACTTACAGTTGTACCATCAGCAATATCAACCACACCAGCCGAAGACACAGCGTTGACGTAA